CATCTTCCTCCTCAATAAATTCTGTTGATGAATATAAGAACTCGTTTTTACATCCTGCATCGATTTGATCTAAGACATCCTGCGTAAAATACTTTTCAGGGTTGTCATTAATCGTTTTACCGAATTGTTTGGATCCATCAGGTAACTCGATCCGTGTAGATACTGACTTAAAAATATCATAACGCACGGCAAGATCCAAAAGACCATAGTGGCGATCAAGACCAGAATCGTATCGGACTGCAACTTCTACCTGCTTATTTTCTTTGGTAAGACGTGACTTGTAGTTTTTCGCCTTGACTATATTGCCAATGACTTCTGTCCCATCCTTGATTTTCTTTTTGCCAAGGAAGATAATATTGGATGCTGCGTATTTCAAACCTGCACCACCACCCATGTCCTTCATTGGAACATATGATCCGATCACGTCAAATGTATGGTTAGTAATAAAAATCGGAATGTTTGCCTGCCCTGCCTTGAGAGTAAGTACACGGAAGGCACCTCGGATCAACTGTGCTCGAGTCATGTCTCGAGTATCCTTACCTTCACTCATGTCATTCACCTCCTTCTCAGTCGACAAGTTTCCAAGACTGTCTAGGCATAATACCAAAGGAGGTCTGTCCTTTTCAGGAACTTTGAGGTGACTCTCAATCACCTTCAGTGCCTGTGACCGAAACTCTTGTATAGTAGTTACAGGCATGATGTACATACGTTTAGAGTCGATGCCTCGACCTTCAACCATTTCTTTACTTAGTGCTGACTCGCTCTCAAAGTATAAAACCCCACCATCTGGATTGCTATCAAGGAAGGATCGAACCATGCCCAGTAAGAAAAAAGTTTTTCCAGTGGCTTGTTCACCAGCAATAGCAGTGATTTTATTCGACGGGAATCCACCAAAGATGGAGCCAGATACGAGAGCATTAAGTACATAACTGCCAGAGTCAATAAAATCGGTAACATCGCCTGCAGAAACACCTTCTGCAACTTTTCCTGCATATTCATTTTTAGTTTCCTTTACTAATTCATCAAAATAGTCCATTACAACTTCCTTATTTGGATTACTCTCCAGTTATACTGGGAGAGATTGAAAAAGGCATCCATGTCTTTCCAATTGCGACATGTATGCTCGTAAACCATGTTCGGATCTTTGGGATTTTGAACAGTCACTATTATACCACGAATGTTAATCCCTGTCAAGTTTTTCTTATCCGAAGAAGTCCTCGATGGAATGCCTTTTCTCAAGAGACCAGCCAATTTTCTCAACAATGTCATTCAGTGGTAGTTTGTAGGTTTTATCAAACATTAGGTCACGATCGATATATTTATCGAGACCAAACTCTCGAGGCAGACCATCAACCATGGCGATCACGTTCTCACGAAGAGGATTCGGCAATTTCAGATAGACGAATTTTATCTTCTCACCCTCTTGGATTTTTGCATACTTTTGAGTAACCTTGTGTTTACTCAGCATATCATTATAGAGTAGTGAACCTCTGACGTGGATCGGAGTGCCAGATTTATAGACCTCGTGATTGTCCTTGTACTTCGACAGACCTTTTACTGATCTAGGAAAACAGACATCCTCAATAGGAAGTGCATTAAACTTTTCCTTGAAGTCACGGACAAACTTTTGTAAATACTCCTCGTCCTTGTTCATGATAACGTCAAAAGATTTTTTGAGACTCTCACGACAAGCAGATGGAGTAGAAGATTTAACTGCCTCGATACCCATCATTTTCAGTTTGGGTTTTTCATACTGCACACCCTCGTTGTTCCACACGTTGAGGATGTAGTGCTTCTTAGCAGTCCAGATACCTTTGGAGGAAATACCCTCTCGTTTCATGAACATTTTCTGTTCAAAGGCATTAACATAGTCAGCCAGGTCGTTGTATGCTTCGTCAATGACATCCTGAAGTGGCCCATCACCGACTTTATCCAGAAACTCCACCACAGCAGTTTCCATCGGATCGAAGGGGAGATCCTTAAATCTGTCATTAACCATGTCTTCCATATTAATATACAACGAATCTGTATCTGCAGCAATAACGTAGTCTTTCTCATTTTTAAATAACCTATTGAACCAAGAGTTGACTGCCTTTTCAGCAGTTTTAATCGACAACTGACCTGCAAGGGTCACTGCTTCTGCTAGGTTTCGATTATACCATCTGAAGTGGACATTACCGAGTGCACCATAGGCAGAGTTCAATGAAATCTTACGTGCCATTTGTAGATTGTTAAGAGATGAAATCTTTTTCTGCAGTTCGAATTTTTTGGCAGGGTCAGTCTCATGGACCAACTCCTGCTCATGCTTAAGCATCTGCTTCTTAAACACTTTACGATCATCATAAAACTGTTGCATCAGTTTTGGCAGAAAACCTTTTTCATCAGTACGAAACTTGGCACCATTCGGAGTCATAGTATGTCCCTCAGGTTTCTCGACCTTTCGATCAAGCATTGCCTGTACGCCAGGAGTTTCGTCAACACCGAGATAAGTCTCAGGTGAAATATTATACTGCATGATGAGATGAGGATACAGACTGTTCAAGTCGAAGGACATGACCCAGTTGTATAGACCAGGGTGAACTTCCTTGACAAATGCACCTTCAACAGAATCACGTTCATTCGCCTTGCGAGGAGGCACGACGATGTTCTGTCTCCAGAGGACATCATAGATCTTATTGTCCCACATCTGAACCTGCGTAAAGCAGGCATCTGGAATAGACTTCATTGACATTGTCAGAGTAACGGCAGTTTCAATTAGTTTCATTTTAGTTTCCAGTTGCACCACCAAGTCTACGTCTTGTATATTGTAGTCAAGGTATTTCTGATAGTCATGCTTCCAGAGTGTATGAAGACTGCCGTACTCCTCAAAGGAAAGTTTACCCGTCCCTAGTTCGACATTTGCTATATGGTCAAGTCGATAGGACTCTTGATTTGTGTAGGTAAACTTCTTGTATAACTCGATGTAATCAAGTGTCGCGATGCCAAGAATGTCAACGTACTTCTGAGGTTTGCCAGCAAATCCTGGAGTTTCTCTAACCCAGGATCTACCCCAAGGTGACCAGTTTTTGTTGGCACTCTCATCAAGCAGTTTAGCGATACGATTGAAAAGGTAGGGAATGTCAAAGAATCTGACGTTCCAGCCAGTTACAATATCGATATCAAGTTGAGCCCAACGCATTATAAAGTCGTCGAGCAATACCTTTTCGTCTTTGAAAAGGAAAAACTCACAGTTCAAACCTTTCTTGTTCTCCCACTCTTGAGTGGCCCAAATGTAATACTTACCCTGCAACCAGATCGTGATAGCAGTTACAGGATAGTTGGCTTGGTCTGGAGATGGGAAACCTTCTTCGGACGAAACCTCGATGTCCATAAAGGCAGTTCGGAATAATGAAAAGTCAAACTCAATCTCTGGTGGGAAGTTCTCTGTAATCCACTGCTGGGCATATCTCTCATACCCATAGATGTGGAAATTATCTACATCTTTGTACTTGTCTTTCCACTTATTTAATTCTGATGTATTACCGACTTTGAGGGGAGCGACGCACTTACCATCAGTAGTGCGCCACTTAGATGTCTTCGAAGAGTCGGAGACAAATATGGTAGGTTGATAGTCTTTGATTCGTCTTTTGATACGTTGACCATTTTTGTATCCTCGTACGACAATGTCGTTGGCGTCTTTAGAGACAGATGTGTAGAAATCCATTATTCTTCAGTTCGTTGTTCCTCTTTCAATTTTTCTATTCGCTTATTAATTATACTACGCCACCGACAAAAAGTCAAGTCTAATTTTTGTAAAAGACTAATTTGAATTTCTGCTAATTTGGTTCCCATGGTTGATATCCATTGCTATTTTTGTTTATTAGCATGGAGTTCTTTCTTTGCTCAGATGCCTCATGATTGAAAGACACATGAACCCAACCCATATTTGGATCACCTGCTTTGGGATCAAAGTATTCGAGAATGAGTTGATCAAACTCAAGGTTGTTGTATATCCATGCTGCTAGTTCGTCATTTGGAGTCCTCATAACTTCCAAATCAATCGCTTGACCTTTGCAGTGCTGGGATTTCCCAGAACCTTTTACTGCTTTGTTAAGATCAGGACTTCTATAACATGAATTTACGGTCACTACACCGAACTCATCACGAATGGGTTGAGCGATCTTGTGACAAAGTGCTGTCATAGCAACAAGATGCTCCATTGAGGGAGTATTGTCAATATCGAGTCTCATTGCTGTACTCGATTTTGTCAGTTCGTTTAATGTAAAATTAGGACTTATGCGCATGATTTCCTTATTAGAGGGGAGGTTGCCCTCCCCCACATGATTACTTGGCGTCTTCAGACAGAAAAACCTTTTCTGACTTAGACTCCGATTCCCCTATCGGAATTACTCTTGCCTTCTTTTCATCAGGCACGATGCGCTCCATAGTAATAATAAGCAAACCATTTTTGAAATCTGCTCCCTTCACGACAACATCGTCAGACAGGGTAAACTTGCGGGTAAACGTACGTGCCGCAATGCCACGATGAACGTACTTTTCCTCATCGAGGTCT